TTAGGTTTTGGTGCCGATGGCTAGCCAGTCGAGCTCGATGATGTTGCCCGCGAAGTTTGAGCCATCGCTCGTCATTACTGCGATGGTCATGCCCGAAGGGTTGGGGGTAGCACGAGCTACTAGTTTGGGTGATTGTGCCCAGGTGCTGATGTTGGCGAAGGCTTGCGGAGTGGCAGTGAACGATTGGGGGAAATAGATCGTTGTCGCGACTTGGGAAACGTTCGAGGGCAGGCCCAGTTGTGTGGTGCCCGAGTAGATTGGTGATTCTTCGGGGCTGACTTTGAGTGGCAGGGTTGCGATTTCTTGTAACGTTTTGGCCATTACTGATCACCCAACCAATTGCCCAAGCGGCGTACCGCTGCGCGGCGCCGGTTAAGCGGGGGGGGGGGGGTGATATTGAGCGGGGACACAGCTAGGGTGCTGCCGCCGGGTGAGGTGGCAGATGCCGAGCAGGTGGCTTCCAAGTTAATGGTCACAGCGGCGCCTGCGGTTTTGGTTACCGAGTAGAGGACGGGGATCGTGGCGTACCCGGCTGGAACTTGGCTAACGTAGTCGCCCATCGATGCGGAGCCGTTTCTGCATCTAGCGGTCAAGTTCCCGGCGGCCGACATATTCACGAACACGGCGCCGCTCACGAGGTAGGTGCCTGCGGGGGCGGCGGCGGGCAGGGTGACGGTGGCCATTGTGACAGCGGCATTTGCGCTGAGGGAAGCTGTGCCACCTCGGGATGAGACGCCTTGCGGGAACGCCGGGGTGATCTCGTCGCGATCGAGCAGAGCTTTAAGAGCTAAGGGCATGAGCTAGACCTCTCTGATGATGTGGGGTTTACCGGCGACGGTGATGATGAGGCCGGGTTTGGCATAAGCTGTGTTTGCGGTGATCCAGGCGTTGGCTTCGCCCGTACTGGCGAAGGCTGGGGGTTTGCCGACGGATTCAGCGAGCTGCTGGAATGTGGCGCGCAGGTCAGTGGCGTTATCGGTAGCGATTGGGTAGTGAACGCCGAGCGGGGTATTTGCCATTAGGTTGCTCCTAGTAGGTTCGGGACCAGGCGAGCTCGATTTGGCCCGAAGTGAGGTCGGCTTTGTAAGTGGATGATCCAGTCAGGGAGGCTAGGCCGATGGGTTCGGTGCCGCGCAGGCCCAGCCCGCCGCCGTTATCGGCCAGGTGTTGACCCCACTGGGTGGGTAGGGTGACCCAAGCGCCTTGAAAAGTTTTCTCGATGGTGTGGTAGATCGGCCCTTGAATAGGGCTAGCATCACCACCCGGTCTTGCGACCTGGCCGAGTAGATGGATGTCGAGGCGACCGGTGGTTAGCGAGGCGCGGCCCCAATAAACCACCCCCGGAAGCCAAAGTCGGCAGCGCGTGATGGTGCGGCCTTTAAGTCGGGTCGGGTTGATGCCGTAAAACCAGGCGCCGCGATACGATGAGTTGAAGGTCGGCAGATCCCCCTGGGTCACCACATGAGATTCCCAACCTGGGGGTTGGGCATCGCGTCTGGCATAGGTGCCAGCGAACCCGGCTAAGAATTTATCCACCCCTGACTCAATGGTGCCAGGCGGAGGCGGCGTGTACTCATCAAGGGTCTTTCCGGTTACCGCGAAAACGAAGCACCTATCCCCAGCTTTGAGCACGTTCACGATGTCACCAATTGCTGGTTCGTATCCCACCGGAAGGGTGGCGGGCATGATGGCCCCGGCGACGTTGACGGCTAAAGTTTGGCCGTCAGCGACGATGACGCCGGTGGTGACCCCGATCTGAGCATCCACGATTCTGGACTCCTAAAAATTTTGCATTGCGTTAGCGTTGCAACGCAGTCGCTAGTGGGCGTTTCGTTTGATGGTTTCGAGGGCGTCGCGGTTGACTTTGACGGTCAGGTTCATCCGCTTGGCGGGTACCGGTCCGGCCTCGGTATTCGCCGATACCAGCGACATGGTTACCACTCGGCCCTTTATCGGGGACTCACCAGCGGTCGTAGCTGCGACGATCGTGACCAGGTCGTGAGGTTGGATCGCGGGATGGGCGAGGCACTCGATTTGCAGCTCGACCTCGCCTTTGGTTTGCCGATTACTTAGCAGGGTTTCCGCATCGCGGGTGATTCCCGGTTGGTCGGTGGCGATGCCCTGGTGGAAGATCGGGACTGTACCGAAGGGACCGCCCCTAGTGAGTGGTCCAGAGGTTAGGTAAGCCCGGCCGAGAAGCGGGGTTTGATCCGGCCCAGTGCCAGTGGAGATGGCGGCGTTGTAGAGTCCTTCATCGCTTAGCGAGCGGGTGAGGTTAATCAAGGCCCCTTCTTCGCCGCCGTCAATGATCCACCCGGTGTTGGTACCGATTTCCGGCAGGATTTCGAGGTTGCCTTCCCCGGTCATGCGATGTGCGCAACCAGCGATCTGCAGCAGGTCTTCGATCGCGCCCAGGCGGTCTTCTTCATACACCAAGGACGGTGGAATTGCCTTTGTGTCGGTGACTCCAGGGGCTAGGCTGGTGGCTAGGTACTCTGAAGCTAGGTAAGCCACTTCGGAAAGCGGTCGGTTTTCCTTTGGTACCCGCGCCCCTGGGTCGAGGCGATCCATCAGCAGGGAGCAGGTTTCCTCATCGGCGGTCAGGGTGATTTGCCCGCCGCCGATGATACGGAGGCGTTGGTCGCCGTGGCGGTAGGTTCTCCAGGTTTCTTGCGGGTCGGCTTTGCGGATGCGCCACACCCCAAGGGGAATCCGGGTCCCACTGATTCCGAGTTCGTACTCGACATGGAGCCTGGTCCCGGCGGGTGCTAGAGGGTCGGTCAGTGCCCAGGGCGCCAGCAAGCCATCGGGGTCGGCAATGGTGAAAGTTGCTTGGCCCTGCACGCTGCGGGTAGCATCCCAATCCATAGTCCAGGCCACTAAGTTCAGCGGCCCAGCGACCAGGTTGCCGCCGCGCCAGGCGGTCACGATGAGCCGGTCGCCAATGGTGGTGCCGGCGATTTCGGCTGCTACTTGGTCCGCTGGGTTGGTCATTGATCGCATCGTTATCCTCCGACCAGTAGTTCGTGGTTTTTGGCCAGGTCTAGGAAAGTAGTACCCGGCGGGATTGCGGCTCGCAGATCGTTAAAAGTGGCGCCCGCGCCCAGGTGCGTGGTGAGCAAAGCTTTAAGGTCATCGAAGCTGAACCAAATCACCACCACGGTTGGATTGATGGGTCGCACCTGCAGCGCATCGGCGGTCAAAACCATTGCTTGGCGCCCGATAGTGGCTTGAGCCAAATTCGGTAGCACCAAGTTGGCAACGTCATCGAGCATCGGATGCCCATGTCCGCGTAGCACGATCTGGCCCGCATTAGCAATCAGCACCCGAAACCGTTTGATGGTTTCCGGATCGGAAGTAAACGCCATCGGCACGTTAGTAGCTGAGCTGCGGGTGCCAATTGACGCCACCGGGTATTGGGCACCGATGGTGGTGGCCAGATCGGTCGGGGCCGGGAAATCAGCCGATGGGTTCGCCGTCAAGATGATCGCGCCCGGCTCCCAATGGGCGGTGACTGGGATCGCGATATCCGGATGCAGCGGGTCACATAGCCAGCCCCGATCCGATGGCACTGTAATCGTCTCTTCCACAATTGCGCCGTCCGGGCCGATCGCACGGTAAGTGGTATCCACGTTCAAAGGTGGTACATGATCCAGCAGGAACAAAACCCCACCCGATGCGGGAGTTTTCTTGCCGCCGCGCACGCTTACCCACCCTTCGGGGGTATCGCGCTCGATGCTCACCACTGCCGGGTCAGGTAGCCCGGTTACGGTGATCCCGACTTGAGGGTTGGCATTAGCGCGCAGCACTTCCAGCGTGAGGTTCATTAGTGGATCCTTCCCCTGGTGGTGGGCATCCCACCGGCATGGCGCACTTCAGCGCGGATTTGCCCGATAGCTGCCATCGATGAGTTTTCGGTGATTGCAGCTTTGAGGCTGCGAATCTCTGCCACTAGGGTCGCGACCACATCTTCCATGCTGGTGGCGTTGCCGGGAGTCGGTTTGGCAGCATTGCGGTCAACGGCGCCGAAATCCGGGATTGCGGGCACAGCGGCCAGGGTGTCGAAGCCGGGGGTGATGGCATCGACGATGCCGGCGGCGAGGCTGGTAGCAGATTTGATAACCGTTCTCTAGGACATACTCAAGTGTGTTTACGCACTATTTGATGCCTAGTTCCTGCTTCACAGAGGTTGCTTGGCTTACCGGACGAGCCGGTTAGGTCAGAGGCTAAGAACTCTCCACAGGCTGACACGGTGGAACTCACCGCGTTGTTTTTTAGATTCATCGCAGCGTTGATATCCCGGTGGTGCGAGGCTCCACAGTTCTCGCACTCCCAACTCCGAACAGCCAATGAAGTTAAGCGATTGGTTTTCTCGCCACATTGACTGCATATCTTAGAGGATGGGAACCACCTGTCTGCTACAATAACTTTTGCTCCGTAAGCTGGAGCTTTATATTCTAGTTGGCGCCGAAACTCGTAAAATCCAGCATCTAAGATAGATTTTGCTAAATGCCGATTCCTTGACATCCCTTTAACGTTTAAGTCCTCAATCCCGATAATCGAATAATTGGTCACTAAATGATGGGTGAATTGGTGAATCCAATTGACGCGAATATCTGCCACACGGCCATGAATTTTATTGACTTTAATTCTGGCTTTAGTACGGTTCTTGGAACCTCTCTTTTTACGAGATAAAGCCTTTTGTGCGCGCCGTAGTTTGCTTTGCGCTTTGCGATAGGCGCGAGGAACCTCAATGGTTTCGCCGTCCGATGTCGCATAATCTCCAGTTCCAACATCAACACCCACAGCGGCAAACGGGCGCGGCGGGACTTCGGGGTCTGGCAGTTCACAGGCTATGGCTGCGAACCACCGATTGCGATGCCGAGTAATGGTTACTGACAAAGTTCTAATAGCAGGATAGCGCAGCTCTTCTTGCATCCGAACCCAACCAACATTGGGGATTCGGAGCAGCTTGTCTTTGATGGAATATTGGCCTGGTGAGAGCCGGAAACTGTCGTTGGCACCTTTCTTGTGCGGCTTTGGATATCCAGCTCTACCAGCAAAGAAATTAGTAAAAGCTCGGCCTAAATCGCGGATTGCCTCTTGTGGCGCGCACTTCGTTGATTCGTACATCCACGGAAACTCTTCGCCTTTAATCATATCAAAGTGACGGCGCGCAAGGTTCTCGGTCGGCTTGTTTGATACTCGGATTTCTTTACCTGTTTCGGCATCGAACCCAGTTCCTTCTTCGGGCGAGATTTTCCAAGCATGGTAGGCATCTTTCCACCATCGCAGCGCCCAGTTATAGGCAACTCTGGCACACCCGGCAGCTTTAGCACAGTCGGTGGCTTGAACGTTAGTAAGGTCAAGGGCGATTTTATGAACTCGTTGCATCAGCCACCGCCTTACTTACTCCGTCAATTAACTTCTTATTCTTGCCACTTCTGGCGCCATACATTCTAGCAGAAAATACAGTAACTATTTCTAAAACGTCAGACGCTAATTCTTCCTCAAATGAGCGTTCGTTATCGGTTGAGTTAATAATTATCACTTCAACATTTTTGGCTTCGCAAACGGCAAAAACTAATTCAGCACCAAAACGCAATAATCTATCTTTATGAGTAATGACTAATCGGCCAACTTTATCATCAACAATGGCGTCAATTAGGTTGTTTAGACCTTTCTTCTTATAGTTCATCCCTGAGCCAAGGTCAGAGATAACCTCAAAAGACCAGCCGCGCTCGGCACAATACAGTTCCAACACTTGCTCTTGGCGAACCAAATCAGCCTTTTGGTCATGCGATGAAACACGAGCGTAAGCAATCGTTTTGCGTTCCGGTTCCACAATTTTCTTAGTCAACGGATTGTAAGAGCCAAGGTCTGAAACCTTATACCGCCGACGCCCAGCAGGAGTGCGTTCGGGAACTAACTTCCCCTCCCTATCCCAACGCTGCAAAGTCGAAACAGCGACACCCAGCAATTCTGCAGCATCGCCCGTGCTGACGTAACCTTTGCTCACACGAAAATAATACCATAACAACAACGCTTAAACACGTTTAGACACGAACCACCAAACAGTTACTAACCCCGAAAGCGCCGTCGGAAATACCGAGGGCTAGACCTTCGGAGACGTACCCACCCATGCGCTTCATTAACCGGGATGGTGAGCGTACTTCCAGATAGTTATTCGCACCCGATACCGCGCCTTTTACCGCGTTAGTCACCGCGCTGGTGACTGCGGCAGCTTTAGACGTGATCCCGTTGATGAAGCCTTGCATCATGTTCTTACCGGATTCGACTAGGTCGTTGCCGATGTTGGCCAAAGCGGCAATCACCCGACCGGGGATGCCTTTGATCCAGTCCACGATTTCGTTGAACTTGGTGACTACTGCGTTCTTGGTGTCGGTGACCCAGCCGCCAAATCGGATGGCTAGGTTAGCGAGGTCTTGGATTCCGGCCCACCACATGCCCGGTACGCCTTTAACCCAAGCCACCATGTCATTGAATTTGTTAACGACAGCAGTTTTGGCTTGGTTTACCCATTCCCCAATTCGAACGGCCAGTGCGCCAAGGGCAGCTAAACCAGCCATAAATCGAGCGGGAATTGATTTAATGAATTCTACTACCGAATTCCATACTTCAATAACGTTATTTTTAATTAATTCCCAGGCGTCGGTTAAGAATTGTCGAACCTGATATACGGCGCCAAAGAAAGTATCTTCGATTTGGTCCCAAATCTGGCGTAGCTTATCAAGCACCCCAGACCAGATGCTGAAGATTTTGGTACCTACCCGGCCCCAAATCTCCCCGATCTGGTTACCGTTACCAGTAATCAGCGCGACGATAGTGAGGAATACCCCAGCCAGGACCGCTTTAATGGTGCCCCAAATGTTTGACCAAATCGTCAAAATCGGATCAACTACTTTATGGAAGGCAGTAACGATAACGTCTTTAACCGCATTAAAGGCGGTAGTGACTTTGTCGGTAATGGTAGCCCATAAGTCAATGAAGAACGTTTTAATGTTCGACCAGACCCCGGTTATCGTGGCCGGGATGCCGATAATGAAGTCTTTGACTTTGCCAGCGATTTCTTTAATTCTGACCCAGGACGCAGCAAGGAATTCGGTGAACTTCGCCCAGGCTTTGCGGCCGGTCTCGGTCTTGGTGAAGAAATACACCAGGCCTACTGTCAAAGCAGCGACCGCTGCGACAATTAGCGCTACCGGGTTTGCCATCATTGATGCGGTGAAGCCCTTGATTGCGGTGGTCGCAATCTTGACTTTGCCGCCCAGGGTGCCCGCCACGCCGCTAAATGACGATGCGGCCGCGCCGGAGTTTTGGAAGCCGTCCCGGAAGCGGTTAAAGAATCCAGCAACACCGTCACCAGTTTCCTTTAACCCGCTGATCGCGGATTTAACCGCCCCGAACCCGCCAGTTAAACCACCCAATGGGCCGTCGGCTTTGGTGCCTAGGCCAGTAATTTTGGTTGCTAGTTTAGTTAGTGGATTGCCGAATTCATTTAATGCTCCGGCTGCTCCGCTAATTGCTTTATGGCCCACGAAAGCCAAAATTAGCCCTTGAACAAGTTTCTCATTTTTCAATAATGGGGTAACCATATTGATCAGGGGAGTGGCTACGTCTTTCAACGCTTTAGCTACCACCGGTAGGGTGTCAGCAAGTACCGGGATCGCAGTCTTAGCCAGGTCAGAGAAAGCGGTTGCTAGGGTGGGGAGCAGCTCTTTAATAGCGCCGCCCAAAGTGGACCCGATGTCACGGAACGCCCCACCGACTTCACCTAATGCTGGGGCGGCACCTTTAAGCACTTGACCCAATGGCGTAATCGCGGCAATAACCGGTTCCAGGGTTTCTTTAATTGACGCGAAAGCATTACCGAAACTAAACCCGCTTATCCGAGTTTTAATTTCCTGAAACTGGTCGAATAAGTGCTTGATTTTTTTAGGGTCGAGTCCGAACTCGTCCATCATGGAAAAGTTGCCGCGAATTAGTCCTTTAATCGCATTAATCTTCGGAGCTAGGCTGGGGAAAGCATCAGCCATGCCATCCATGAAAGCGCCGATAATGTTGGCGCCTTGTTCTTTGAGCTGCGGCCACAACTCGGTTCTAAACGTGGTGACTAATTGCTTAATGAGCTTAGGTAGTTGGGAAACTACCGATGCGGCAGCGGGGCCAATGTTGGAGATTACTGAGCTGAAAGAATCGGTGAGGTTTTTGGCTGCACCTTCTAGGTCCCACTCGTAATCAGCGCCGACCGAACCGAGGCCCGTGACGAGGTTAGTCCAGGCTGCCTTCATCATCCCGAGGGATCCGGAAATCGTTGAGGCCGCTTCAAGTGCGGTAGTGCCGGTGATGCCCAGGTTTTCTTGGACCAGGTGAATGGCTTCGATGATGTCGGCATAATTCGATAAGTCGAATTTCCGACCTAAAGCACCAGGCAGTTTTTGGGCATCTGCCAGCAGGCGCCCCATTTCCATTTTGGTGCCGCCGTAACCTAGTTTGAGGTTATCGAGCATCGTCCAGTTTTGCTTAGCAAACCCTTGATATGCATGCTGAATATCGCCAATGTTGGTGCCGAATTTATTAGCGTTATCGGACATGTCAACCATAGCCTTATTCGCATATTCGGCTGCTTTGACGGTGTCACCTTTAAGGCCCTGCAACAGCGATGCGCTGAAGCTCGTGGCCTGGGCCATGTACTCATTGGCTGAGACGCCGGCGGTGCGAAACGCTTCTTTGGCGTACCGCATCATCGTGGCCTCAGAGGCGGTCAGATCCGCATATTTGGCGCGTGCTTGATCAACTGTTTTACCGACCGAGGCTGCGTACTCTTCTAGGGTTTTACCCCCGGCACCGAACATTGTCTGGATGCCGCCGACTTGCTGCTCATAGTCAGCAAACTCGTTGATCGCGCTGACCATGAGCTTCTTAGCCCCATCAACCACTGCAGCCGCCGCGTTCTTTACGGCGTTGAAAGCGGCCTGCCCGATGCCCTGGGCTACGCCTTTGAGGAAGTTGCCAATGAACCCATCCCCAGCGTCGCCACCAGCCATAGAGCCAGCTTTTTTGCCGTCCATCAGGTCCGCGATAGTTTTCGCGTTACCTTTGAAGGTGGGCATGATTTGCAGAAAAGCGGATCCCGCATTTGCGGCCATCAGGCCACCTCCTTATCGGGTTTGTTCATGGGGTTAGTTGAGTGCAGTCAGCGCGGCCATTACCTCAGCGTGCAGGGGTTCGGTGGCGGCGGTTTCGGGTTTATCCCAAGGCCGTGGTTGCGCCTTGGTTCCTTCAGCTCTGAGCATGTCGATGATGCTTAGCAGTGTCAGATGCTCCCAGGTGGTGGGATATTGCCAGCCGTTCACTGCTGCGAAAAGGTGGGAGCTCGGTTCACGCAGCAGCTCGAAGGTAAGTAATGCGAACTGCTCCCAAGTCTCGATGGGATCCGCCGGGGTGGGCAGTGGCATCCCTGGAAAGCGGGTTGCCCAATCAAATCGGATCGGGCCGGGATTCTCAGTTAGCCACCGCGCGGCGGTGATTATTCCCCCATTGAGTAATCAATCCACTCTGCCATGATTTTGGCGCCCTGGTCGATAAGTAGGGCATCGTAAGCTGCCAGTGCCTCTGGGCTAGCGAGAGCTTCAAGAGCTTGGGCCGCGATCCTTAGCGTCACCTGTTCAATATCGTCCGCGGTTAGTACTTGGCGAAGTTGGGCGGCGGTCATCGTGTCTTTGAAGCTCGGTAGCTCGAACGTGCCAGCGTCGGTGGTGAAAGTGAACGTCTTAGGGGCTTTGGGTTTGCGGTCTTGAGGTTGTTTAACGCCGGTAGGCATGAGGGATTCTCCTGGTGGGTGTGAAGCGTGGGTGTGAAGCGGGTAAGTTCGCGCCCGCCCCGTTACCCACAATCGGGCGGGCGCGAAGTATTTTGAAGGCGGCTGGCGGCAGACGCGAAAGCGTAAACGCTACCGCCAGCCGGGTCTAGGTTTGCATTGCGTTAGTGTTGCGCTGCAATGCGTGGGTTAGGTGGTTTTAGGTGCCACCATGATTTTCGCGGAACCGGTCAGGCCGGTTGCTTGGTCTTTGATCGATTCGGCTGGGTAGGCGCGAACCGTGATGCCGTACTGGACAGCTTCGCCGTTCTTGTACGGAATTTCTTCGGTCTCGGTCACTTGGCCGACAGGCACATAGTGGCGTTTAATGAAGATTTTGCCGTCGGCATCAGCCATCACTGCGGTAAAGCAGAATGGTAGGCGCTTAGCCGGGGCGCCAGGCACTACAACCTGGGAACCATCGGAGGCGACATCGGTAAAGCCGTGCAGCTCGCGGGTGAGTTTGCTGGTCTCCAAGAATTTGATCTTGAAGGTCAGCCCGGACTCGGTGACCACTTCGAGCGCAGTCTCGCCCCATTGGTCTTTGATTTGGTTAGTGGTGCGGGAGCGGGCCACGGTGAAGCCGTCCGCGTTGTAGCGGCCTACTTCTTGCCAACCGTTACCCAGAGCGGCGGTTGCCGATGCTGGAGCGGCAGCATTAGAAGTGCCAACATGCACGGAGCCACCCAGGATGGATAGGGCACCGAAATCGGTTGGGTTCGGAGTCTCAGGCATTAGTTAGCTCCTTAGCTTCGACGATGACTACTGCCGGATTGCACCAGCAGTCTTTAGAAAGTTCGTGTTCCATAGGGTTTCCTTAAATGTTGGTTTTGCCAAGCAGAATGGTCAGCTCGGCGGTCAAATATCGGCGCGGGGTGATGTCCGCGATTTGGTGCGGCAGGGACGGGGTGGCCAGCAGCACCGGCCTGGCGTCAGCCCACTCGGAAAGTGCCCAACGGACATAGTTTGCGAGCAGGTCAGCTTCAGACTCAGTGGGTGCATAGATGTTGATTCCGAGATGGGCGGTGGCCCTGGGGTATTCCAGGAGCTCACCGCCATCGTCCCGGATTACCACCTGATACGACTCTTTATCAGCTTTCGCGGCAGTGACCCATATCGGCGGCAGTTGTTCGTCTAAACCGTGCAGGCAATCATCAAGGTAGGCGACGGTGGCATCGAGGATGTTGGGCATCATATTTTCGCTGCCCCGATCGCTTTGGCTAGTACCCCGTGGTTGGCTTCGGTTTTCGCCGGGACGGTCACGATGGCCGATGAGCGCACCCCGGATCTGGTTTGCCCGGAATGAACTTGAACTGATGCCCCTTTGGGGACATTAGCTCGGGCGGCTTTGGCCGCGTTTTGCGCGGCCCGTTTCACCATCCCAGCCACCTCGGGCGAGTTCAGAATTTGCCGCACCCCGGCACTATCAAGCTCGATCCACCAGCCGTCGTTTCTTGCCATTGTTTTAAGCTCCTTGGTGGATGTGTTGCAGGGCGATGGTGGTAACGGCGTGCGTCCCGGTTCGGGGGCTGAGCCACACTTCCGGTTCGCCGACTACCTCAAAGCAACGGCCCCTGATTTCAATCCGGTCGCCCGGTGCTACTTCCACTGGTTGGCGGAAGTAAGCGCGGGCGGGTTGCAGCACTGTCGAATGCCCGGCCTCCAGTGGCTCTAAATCAGCTCCAGAGCCACCATTGGGTGCGAATACGCAAGTCGGTAAGGGGACGGCTTCAAAGGCGTGCAGGGGCCGTTTGGCGGAGTCGTAGCCGGTAATGATCCGGCGGTGCAAAGTGGCCGGTTCCCCAAATTGGCGTTTACTCATCGCTACTCCTGATAACGGCCGGTGCGGCCCGAGGTGACTTGAAGACTGGCAAAACCGCGTCCGGCCCGGTAAGGGCGCAGCACGGTTTTGTCAGCCTGAGTCAGCCACGGGCCAGAGCCAGGGCCATTGCGGCCGTACCCGTAGGTTGAACCCACAGGACCTATCTGGGAGGTGAACGTCTCCACGCCAACTGGCACTTCAGCCTCGGCGTCGCGCTCGATGGCGCGCACCACCATTTTGGCAATGGTGCGGATTACCGGGCGCGGGGTCTCCACTCCTTCGAAGGTGGTTCCGAGCCAGCCGTAGGCTAGGTCTTCCGCATCCTCAATCGTCGCCTCAATGGTTTCGATCTCGTCGGATTCTGGGGTTCTACCCAGCCGTTTTACGACCTCGGCTAGCATTAAGTTTCTCCTTAACCGGCTCTACGGGCGCGGCTGGTTCCTCAGATTCGGGTTCATCGGAATCTGGTACATCGGAATCTGGTACATCGGAATCTGGTACATCGGAATCTGGTACATCAGCATCCGGCAAATCGGGGCCGTCCTCCATTAGAGCCCAATACGGGTCAGCTTCGAGCATTGCAGCTAGAAGCGAGCCGCTAGCTGCATTTACTTGGCCACCGTCTTTGCCTTGGTAGATCAACTTCATCAGGTCGGCTCCTTAGGCGGACGGGGTAACCATGCCCACGCCGTAAGAGCGTTGACCGGTTTCCGGGGTGATCGGGTTACCCAGCACGTAAGCGAAGCGGGCCATGAAGCGCAGTGCGACCATGTCTTGCTCGGCCAAGTTGATCTGATCGTCGCCGGTGCCGATGGTGGCCTGATCCAGGAACTTCACAGTCACATCTTGGCGTACCCCAATGCGAACCACGGACGGATCCACGATGATTTGGGATGCCACGGCGGGATCCCAAGCACCGTTACGGTTCCAGTGAGTGTCAAAGCCGAGAATGTTCTCGCCCTGCAACACCAGGCCACCTTGCGCATCGCGCAGGTTCGCAAATTGGAACCGCAAACCACGCTTAGCGATGGCCACGGTCGGGTCAAAGCCCTTATCCGCAATCATCTCAGCAACTTGCAGGCCAGCACCGTAAATATCGGCCTTGTTGGCTGCGCCAGCCACTACGGACTTGACGTTGCCCGATGCGATGGCAGCTTGGGCCAGGCCGGGGCTGAGCCAAGAGGCTGGCTTTTCGGTCTCGAAAAACACTGCGGCATCCAACGCGGTGCCGATGGCTTGACCACCGAGCTTGGCAATGGATTCCAAGATGTTCTCGGTAGCATCAGCGATGGTGTTTTCATGCACCGGGATGATCACCGCGATCTCTTCAGCCACCAGCCGCTTATTATCCCAGGTCACCTTGGAACTGGGCTTGCGGGCGGTGTTGGTGGTGTCGTTAACCCAGCGGGCTTTGGGCAACGATGCCAGCACGGGCATGTTGGTTACCTTGGTACCCATGTCCACGGTGGTGAACGCGGACAAGGCGGTCGAGCCTTGGGTGGCGGTTTCGATGACGGTTGCCGCATATTCTTCGGCAATTAGCGATGCGACCTCGTCGCGGGTAATGCTCTGATTAACCAATTTCGGTCAATCCTTCCTGTTTGAGTTTCCCCGCAACATTTCGCGGGATTTGGGGATGAAAAAAGCCCCACAGTTAGCAGGGCGGAGGTTTACAGTGGTTAAAAGTTGAGACGATTAACCGAGCTTTAAGGCGCGTAGGGCTTCAACAGCTCGACCTTTAGCAGAGCCACCCTCGGCGCTCTTAGGAACCGGCGGGGTGTGGGTGCGCACCCGGCTAGCAGGCTGGGCGCCAAGTAGCCCGGTGAGTTGGGTGTAATGCTCTTCCAATTCCGCCTTAGTCGAGCCGCGCAACGCACTGGCTAACTCGGGGCGGTCTTTGGCAATTTCTTTGACCCAACCGGCGCGCTCTTCAGCAGCCTTGAAACCAGCAACCAGCTTTTCAGCCTCTTCAGCTCGCTTAGTTGCCTTCTCCAATTCGGAGAGGTTAGCGGCCTGATTCTGGTCAAACTGGGTCGCCTTTTCTTTCAGCGCCTCATAATCGCCAAACTTGGCCGTAGCTTCGCCCACATGCTTAGCAATTAGCGCATCCAAATCAGCTTGAGAAGCCGGTGCAGTAAATTCTTGAGTATCAGTCATTAATTAATTTCCTTATTTTCCTTAACAGACTATAATTGGCGTTATGCCAGTCGAAACATTTTGATTCTTATCTGGTCGCGAGTAATGAAAGTATCCCGGTATTACGGGCAGCTGTGACTCAGGCAAAAGATGACGATGGCGGCTGGGTTGTCTTCGATACCCCGAACGGGCAAGTCAGATACCATTCGGGCTTGTTTTTCTTGTCAGAATAATCAAGGCCGAAAAGTAGGTGCATAACATCTAGCGGACTAGAATATCGTTATGGGTTACGCGTTACATATCGGCGGCAAGCGGTTCACGCTCGCCCATAATGTCGATATTTCTTGGCTTGAAGATGAGATCGACGATGCCATGCGCTCGGGCGGGGCCTGGATAGATGTGCCAATCCAGCGAGGCAAATCAATTCGACTTTATGTCTCGGCAGAGTTCCCGATTCATCTTTCGAAAAACAAGCTCACAGGTAGGGCGCAAACCACCGACTAAGGCGTAAACTAGGGGTATGCGAGTTACGTCTTATCAGCAGGCCGTGGAACTCGCGCGCCCTTATCTTGACGAGCATTACCCCGATGGCGTTGATGAGTGGGGTCTTCCTTATGTTGGGTACTCCATAAATGGCGGGTGGGAAACCCCGACTCATTTCATTATTCGGATCGAGAGCGTGCCACCGGTACAGCACTACGTCGGGTCGTCACCACACTGGCCTTCAGTGGAAAAGTCAAGCGGCAAAGTCGTGGTCGAATCTGAAGATATGCCGACTTGGCACCACGACCACCTGGCACTCCCCGTTACTGGTTATTCCAGGTGATGGCCTTCAGTGCGCCATCGTTGAAGTCCAAGTCGCTTATTTTCGCGACTCTCATCATCCTATCGGCGTCTAAGGCTTTGAGAGTGAGGAATCTAGTGACGTTTGCTTCAGTTTCCGCTGCATAGTCTTTTAGTGCCTGGCCGGTTTCTAGCTGCGCTTCATCAGCAACCAGTTCGCCGTTCCGCTTGATGACGTTCCAAACATGGCCCCGTGCGTAACCGCCAATGATGCCACGTTCCCCATCTTCCCAATCCGCTGCTAATTGTTGCCAGTGGGAGTAGACATCTTCGGTGTAGAGCTTATCGAAGTTGGCGAGAGCATCGCGCCCTGCCTGGGCAGCTTTTCGGAAGTGTGCTTTGGCCCCTTCTGATTGCATTCTCCCTACGTTTTGCTCAGATTTCTCGATCTCTTGAATTAGCATTCCCCGTACTCGTTCAGATTCGCCTGGCGCGAGAATATAATGGGTGCTGGCTTCCAAGCGCTCTGAGAGGCCGGTCATCCAGGTATCCCATTCGCCCCATCGGTTGTCGGTATCTTTGGGATTGGGTAGGGCGCGCACATCGTAACCGCGCATTTGCAGTTCCTTGGCGAAAACTACGCGTTGGCAGTTGATGCAGTTGCCACACTTCGCAGATTTGCAACTCTCCCCATGCCCAGCGTAGTCGGGGTTAACTCTGGCAGGGGTGCCTTGGCCAGTGAAATCCGACATCCGGGGGATGCCGTGGGATTCGGCCCATTTGTCGAGGGCGAAAGTTGGCTCTAATCCGGAGGCTTGGTGGGGCGCGTATTGGACTTTGCCCTTCACCACGCCGCCGAGGCGGGCGTGGCCATCGCTCCAGTTGGGTTGGATGTGGCAGCGGCAGTTTTCGTGGAACCAGTGGTCTGGTTTTTCGGCCTCTGAGTGGGCGGTGGCGGGGGCGAGGTTTTTGATGGCTTCGGCCACGTTGGCGCATTGCCATTCGGGCTTGTTTTTCTTGCCGCATTGCCGTTCGTTGCAGGTCAACGTGATGGTGTAGCGGGAGTTGACGCCCACCATTTTGGGATCCCGCCCGATGTTGTGAGCGGTGGTGTCAAAGCCGTGGTTCCGGACGGCTTGGGCCATTTTGCCTGCGACTTCGCGGCCTACGGCTTCGGCATCGTCCAGCCGTAAAGCTTGGTAGGCGATGCGGCGGGCCTGTTCGCGCACCTGGTCTAGGTCGAGGTCAAGTAGTTCGGCTTCGAAGCGGTCGGTGATTCCGGCGGCTTCGCGCAGTTGGTTGTATTGCTCGACACTGAAGTAGCCGACGGCTTCGGAGCCGACCATTACGGCGGCAACGTAGGTGGCTGCGATTTCGGGCCTTAGTTCGGCGAAATCAGCGGCCAGGTCGAGTTGGCTGATGCGGCGGATTACTTTGCCGGTCAGCTTGTCAAGGATTTGGTAAGTTCCCGCTTGGTAGTCGGGTACAATATTAGGCATAAAGGCGCCTTTCCTTTCTAGTTGGTGTGATTGGCTCTTTATTCGGAGCCTTTTGGTTTATCCCGTTTGTGGAAATTGCGGGATATGCGAAAAGGCTCCAACTTTTTTGTGTGGAGCCTTTTTTCGAGGATTAACTTTTAGTCGAAATCGTTATTGGTTGAAGATTGTTTTTCTTCCAGGATTGAGGCCGCGAACGTGGCGGCTTCATTTTTCCGTTTCGATTTGATGATGGACTTGATGGTTTGTTGGGTTAGGCCGGGCACCAGGGGCAGCAGTTCCTCAATGGGTACGCCTTCAGCGGCGAGTTTGCTGATGCCATCTACTACGCCGCCGAAGCTGCGGGAGTTGGTGTCTCGCCAGATGACTTCTGCGCCATCGTCGGGTTGGGTGCCGCCTTCCATCGCGATGGCTAGGCGCAGTACTTGTTCCCAGGCTTCCCCGTAGGATTCGCGTTTGATGGCGAGCTCGCGTTGGTGGGCGGCCTCAATGAAGGCGGCGGTGTCGGTGGAGACGTTGCTCATTGATCCGGCTGCCCATAGTGGGATGGCAGCTTCGAGGGCGACTTGTTCGCGCAGCTCCTTAATCAGCTCCGAGTATGGGGATAGGGCTGAGGCTTGCCAGCGTTCTACGCGCACGTCATCGGGGTGCTCGTCGATGGCGCCGACATGGGCGGCGCCGAGTTTCAAGAGTCGGTCTTTGCTATCTGACCAGCCGATGATGAGTTTTTGATCGTGGGCACCGTACCGGGCTACCACTAGGCGGTCGAAGTTGACCTGGTTCATGGCTTTGTTGAGCGCGATGATGGGTTCTACTACGCCAATGCCGTGGCGGTCTGGGTTGCGGCCACCTGTTTCGTCTGAGGCGTCATCTACGAAGCGCACTACCGGGCACACTGGCCTGCCATCGTAAGTGGCGTCGTGGCGCCAGGGTTCGCCGGTGATGGTGAAGCCGTGGCGGGTGAATCCGCCCACGGCGGTTTTGGCGCCGTCGGTGGCTTTCTTCATCGCGATGGGCGTCACCCAGGTGTCATCAACTACGAAGGCGGAGCGGCCAAACGCGGTGTCGCGGGTTAAGACCGCGACTTGGGGGAATAGGTCGTCGGGTTCTTCATATTCGGCGAAAGCGTTGAGCGGGCTGTAGAACGAGGGGCGAGCTTTTTCGCCGGTGCGGTCATCAGGGAGCAGGGCGCAGAAGGCGTGGCCGTAAGTTAGGGCGGGTTTGTGGATTTCTTGTTGGCGGGCGTCCATGCGGTTGCGTTGCCACCACGTCCACACCGGGTCGTCGTCGGCTTCATCGGGGGATCTGAATCCCACTACGGAGAGGCCGCGCTTGAAGGTGTTGACCACCACCCGGCACATGCCAAGGCGGCTGATGCGGGCTAGGTCGCGTAGCTCTTCGCTGGCGCCTTCTTCCAGAATTGGGGTGCCGAGTCGGTTCTGGGCCCATTCGCCGAGCAGCCACAGTTGGCTGTTGCGTTTGGAGCGGGATTTCCAAATTCCCCAGGCCGCAGCTGAGGCGTCGCGGCTCAGTTGATTGTCAATAGTCTGGTTGGCGGGCTCAAGTTGTGGCATTAAAACACCGCCTTTCTGGAGTAGTCTCGTTTTTTGCCGCCGCTGGTGGCGTAGTGGGCTAAGCAGGCAGCTTCCAACGGTGTGATGTCAAAGTCTGGGCTGGTGGGTCGCCATCCCCAGCCGCCGTTTTTGTTAATCTCACGGGTTTCGGCGTAACGCACTGCTTCGGTTAGCTCTACTTGGCCCGAGTGAGTGAGGTTGCGATCTTCGCAGGCTTGTTTGAACCCAGCGTTGGCGTGGATGGCTTGGCCGGTGTTGGCCACTGTCACAAAGCGGGGACGGATGCGGGCGCGCAGTAGTTCGGTTTCCATCATGGCTGATCCGGCGGCGCCATCGATGTAGATGTGGCGGCCGGCGCGGGTTGGTTCGGTCAAGTATTCGAGGAATACTCGGATGCCTTGGGCGAAGGGTGCGATACCGATGGCTTCGACAAATATGCCATCGTCGGTTTTGATGGCTTCGGCCAGGGCGACTCGTTCGCCGTCGGGGCTGAACTTGACCCCGTAGGCGATGATTGCGTCATCGAGTGCTGGTGCGGTTTTGGTTTCCAGCATATCCCACCTAGCTTTGGTGATGACTTGCCATTGCGGTACACCGTCGCCATCCCATATGCCCAGGGCTTCGCGGCGCCAGGAGTCATCATTGCCGAGGTTCTCGCGCATCCGCCAAATGCTGACCCAAGGCGTGCGATGCGGTACGGAAGGATTAGCGCGCAAGATTTGATGCTTGTCCGCGAGAGCGGGGCCACCAGGTTTGCCAGTTGCTTCATCGGCGCTAAATTCGACGTACAGGCCCTCTCCTTTGGTAGCTACTACTTCACCCTCGGGTTTATCTTTGAGGGCTTTCCGGCGGCGCAGCGTAAACTCCTCGCCGGGGTCTTTAGGCCGGGGCGGGGTCCCCATGAAAAACAGTAGAGCGCCGTGCTTGAGTTTGGATTGGTTGGTACCGGGCACGATGTCGTCCAAGCCAGCGGAGCTGAGGATTTGCGCCTCGTCAAAAACTGCGATATCCACTTGGTCAAAACCTCGACCGAAGCCGTGGCCACGGGCGCCAATTTTGATCTCGGAACCGTTGCGGAATTTGATCGCCTGGTCGCCGTTGCCGTGGCTGATATCGCGCTCGTTAACCCAGCGTTTCATGGATTTACGACTCACCATCGAAACCAGATTTTTGAACGTCTTATCCGAGGTAGAGCCGTGGTGGGCCGTCCATATGACCAGCAGGTTAGGGAACAGGGTGCAAAGCGCGACCACGATTCGCATCGTGATGAACGTTTTAGCTACCTGCCTGGGGATTGACAGGGTGATCCCGCCGACCGAGCAAGCGAACAGTCCATCAGCACGCAAGCCCAAGGCGAGTTGGCCCAGGCCGTCTTGCCAGGTGTCGAAGGAATCACCGAATTGGTAACACCGTTCTTCAACTTCCCACCACAGGGTGTCGACGATGCCATCGGGGATTACCAGATGGCGGGCCAGTTTAGATAGCGGCAGGGTTGAACGCTCTGAGGATTCTTCCACCACGGGTTGGGGCACGTGGTTCCTCCTCTTTTTCGGGCGTTAAGGCGTCGATTTCTTTGAGTGTGGCTCGCAATTCCCTGGCAATGCCGCCGACCTTGTCCGGTGGGCAATCCTGCAACGCGGTAATCAAAGAATCGCGAAGCATTTGAAGGTAATCGAGTTGAGCCATCTGGCCGGTTAGAGTGCGTTGCTGCGCTGGCTTAGCTACTCGGGGCGCTGGTTTGGTTTGCTTGCGATGAGCTCGATTTCGGCAGGGATCAGAGCAGAACCTGGCCGGGCGTCCGCCTTTGCGTTGCTCGAAGCCATTACCGCAGGTTTCGCATTTCGTTGCAGGCTTTGGCATTACGAAACTCCGAACGAAACTCCTGACATTATTCCACGTCAAACGGTTAAAAGTGTGGTGCAGTAGCACAGCAAAGTGAGGCTATCGTTGCATTGCGTTATCGGGGAGAGATCGCTAACCCGCGGGGCCTGCGTCAGCCCCGACCCTCAGGGCCATACCCCAGGGGTGTCGCCGATACTTGATTCACTTTGCGGCTGCCCTCTTGAACAACACCAGCGAAGTCGACCCTGGCAGTGTTGGTCGTTTCCGATTCCGAGCGGTGTTGCAGGCCCGACAAATAACTCGAAGGTTATCAACATCGTCAGTACCGAAAAACGGTGGCCGCACCGGAATAATGTGGTCAGCCTCAGCCGAGTTCGGCAACTTCGGCACGTCATAATTTAATTGAACTCCGCACCGATGAACATAATCACCAGCACGGAAGCCAGGGCAACGCAATAACCCATCAGCGCGAGCCTGACCTAAAACTCTCGCTCGATTACGACGATACTTTCCCGAACCAGTTCGGCTAGCGGTCACGCCGGAGCTCTTCAGCCTGGTAGTCACAGGGGCAGTACCCGAAGGGAACCACGATGTGGGTATCGCCGGGGATACATAGTGAGGGGTAGGCCATTACTTGATGTCCTTCAAGTATTTCTTAACTGTGAGCAGGTAGCCACCAAGCTCGGACTCGGTGAGCACGGCAGCGGCGGCATCAGTATTGAGCGCCACGGTTTGGACATAGAAATCGGGGAAATCTTCCGGGGCATGGTTAGCGATGAAATCGCGTTTACCTTTAGCTGACCAGTTTGCTTTGGTCTCCGAAACGATTACCTGATGCCCAGCGATGGTGTGTGTGTCAACGCTGAGGTTATTCACCAGGTGCTCAGCGTGAACTTTCCGCTCGGCAACCAAGCTTTCGATTTGCTTATCGAGTTCGACGATTCGAGTCACTATCGGGTCTAAGTTTGGGGTAGCCACAATCAACCTCCGGGTTTTGGGCAAAGAAAAACCCCGCTATTGGCCTGAGGCCTGGGCGGGGTTAAGAATGAGAAGTATTTGGGCACGTCAAAATGACGTGACTAGGATGAACCATCGAGGCCCATGGTGTCAAATTCGGGTTTTCTTGGTGGCGGCGATTTGTGCTTGCAGGTGCGGGATCAGTTTGGCCAGGAAGTCCAACCCATCTTCGGGGCAGTACCAACCGCAGCGGCGCTCGATTCCCTTGTAGCGGCAGGCCACGGAAACATCTTGGCCGGGACGTTCTGCGGGGTGCAGCCATAGGGTGTCGATGGAATGGCATTCCGGGCATGGGGCGCCGGGCAATGGGCGCGGTGGGATGGGGTCAGAAGGTGCAGGGTACAGGCTGCGGATGTCGGCGAAAATGGCTTTGAGTCCGCGCACTACCTCGCCGGGAATCCGTTTCCCGTTGGGTTCCTTGACGGGCAGCAGGTCGTAACCGTTGAGCAGCATCGGCACCCATTCTTGGCGGGCCAGGTACGGGGCCACGTTGCTCAGGTAGCTGCCGGGATAGCCGCTCCATTGTGGGGCGTTGACCATGGTGGCGTTGATGTGCAGGGCGGTCTTGGTGGCCAGGCGGTCTAGCTCATCGGCCAGCATCGATGCCGGGGTCAGGTTAGTGGCTTCACCGACGCGGGCGAAGTTGTTACCCTCACCGCCGGATTGGCCAGGGCGGCGGGCTTCGATCTCGCCCATGATGGTCAGCCGTTGAATTGCTTTATCAATTTGGGAGCATAGGCTGGTGAGCACCCTTTGGCAGTCGCCACAAAGCGCCGAGTAGATTTCCGAGCGGCGGTCGCATTTGGGGTCTAGGCACTCAAACTCTGCGCCCACGTTGCGATCGACGTTGCTGCGGTATCGGGCAATCAGGTGGGAGCGGTAACGGTCACGGTTTTCGATAATGCCATCGGGGCCAGCGGTGAAACTCATAGCTTTAATGGTGAGCCGGGCGGTTTGATACTCAGGTACGCCCGCCAGTTTTGGGGTTAGACAAGTCCGCCCAAGTTTCCCCAACCTTGTACCAGGCTTCCCCAAGTTTGCCCATAATCGCCCGGTTTTAGGTAGTGATTGAGTATTCTAGGGTTTAGGGAGGTTATAGAAGTGGCTGACCAGATACCCGATGACGTGATCCCGCTGCGGGAGGCTATGCGAGTGCCACCATTTTTGAGCGACAAAACTCTGCGCCGCTGGATCGAGACAGGCTTCATTACCGGCTACCGCTTCGGCCCTGAACCTAATGGTAGGGATAATCGGCCCATCTATGTCAGCCGCGCCGATCTTGCCATCAACCGACTCCTGGAGCCAATCCAATGATCCCCGAGGCTGATACCCAGCAGATTCCAATCTTGGGGCAGGTCATCGTTGAACTGGCTGCTGAGCGTGACCAGGCCATCGCCGACCGGGAGCATATGCGCTCCTTGCTGGTAACAGTTACGGGCCGCGATTGGCCTGAATAAGCTACCGCAACACGCTTGCGAAAACTAGCAAATAACCTGGTAAAACGCCCATTTTTAGGCTATGCTTAGGTCATGTTGGTAACCGTTTACTCAATGCCTAATTGTCCGCAATGTTCAGCTACTTATAAGCGCTTGGAGGCCACGGGAATTGAATACGAAACCGTTGACGTTACGCGAGATCAGGGTGCGTTTACGAAAGTCCAGGGATTGGGTTACCTCAAGGCCCCGGTCGTCGTTGTCAGCATCGAAAGCGAAACCATTAACCACTGGGCCGGGTTCCGCCCCGACCTCATCAAAGCCCTAGCAACTCAACTCGTGGCAGTGTAGGCAGCTCGCAGCATGGCACCGATGATTCGATCCCCTTAGCCGCTGGCACCATCGGCGCCAGCGTTAGCGCCGCTAGCTCAATCGGGAGAGCAACGTCCTTTTAAGTCGTGGGTACTGAGATCGAAACTCAGGCGGCGTACACGAATAGCCCGGTCAGATTGACCGGGCTATTACTTTGGTGTGGTGCTGTGGTACGGCGTTACTGTACCGCTGCGCCGCTGTGGTGCTTTTCTAGGTATTCGAGGATGGCTTTGCGGATTACCTCGGATTTAGTGCAGCGCTCAAGGTAGGCGGCATCGCGCAGGCGTTCCATGATGGCGGGTTCTAGGCGGATGCCGGTGTTCTTCTTCCCGTCCTCACGCTCACCAAACAACCGCCCCTCGGCTTCCGTGCTGGGCGCGTGGTGCTGTGGTACGGCGGTACTGTGTCGCGGTGGTGCTTGCTTTGCCGGTGCTGCAACCGGCTCTTTGATGTCTTTCTTGACCATTACGCTACTTCCTCCAGAATCTCGTTGAATACCTGGTCGTACCCGAACAGGTTGGCGGGCCAGTGGTTGGCAGATTGGGCGATGGCTGAGCGGCGCGGGATCATGGTTTCGAAGATGTGGGCCGCCCCATCGAACCGGGCTTTAGAATTGGCGCTGATAGCCCGGCGGGCCTCAATGCCGACTAGCAGCACGGCGGCGGCTACGCCTTTGGCGTGTAGGTAATTCCAGGTGGCCATGGCCCGCTCGTCGTTTAGCACGCCAGGCTGGCTGGGGATCACCACATAATCGGCCACCTGGGCCGCGCGGTCGATCTCTTTCTGGTTGGCTGGCGAAGTGTCGATGATGGTAACTTCAGCTTTGCTGGGCTTATCCAGGGAGCCAACGCCAACGCGGTGAGCGGTGACCGTGGCCGGGTGGCCATGCTCGCACCAGGATGATGCCGAGCCTTGGATGTCCAGGTCGAGCAGTTCGACCGATAGGCCGCGCCGTTCAGCAGCGGCAGCGAGGTAGATGGCGGAGGTGGTTTTACCCACGCCGCCCTTGGAGTTCACGATTGCGATCCTCATGTTCCTCATCCTAGCCTAGTGTGGTACGTTGGTGCGGTAACGCCGCGCCGTTGCGGTTTCGCGGTTCCGTGGTACGTTTGCCCTATTGGTTTCGAGGCGAAAAAAAATTATTGACCAGGGCGCGGCGCCGTCTCAATTCCCGATATTGCTCCAGGTACTCGGCGGCGGCCTCGGTCATGGCCACGTAACCTTGGGCGCGTAGCTCGGCAGCTTCCAAGCCGGTCACGCCCTCGCCCCACGTCGCGGCCCGAGCTACCCGCTCCTGCTCGATCTGCGCTTGCTCGGTGGCCTGGATGGTCCGGCGTAATTCCCAGGCCTTCCGATTGGCCTCAGCCACCCTGGCTTGGGTTTGGGAGCGAGATTCGACCGGCCCATTTTCATCCATCCAATCTTTGAGACGATACTTCAACCACAAGTCAGGGCGCCCAATAAGCCAATTGGCCGAGTGCGGCCACCTAGTCCCGGAAAGTTTCCAATTAATTGCGTGAACGATGTCGTCGTCGGTCCATCCCGCCATGATGAAGGGCCGAATTACCGATGCGATCGACCTAGTGGAAGCGAGCCTGAGCACCGGGATCGAACGTTGCAAAATCGCTGCCCGCGCCATCCTCTCCTTCTTGAGCCTAGCGGCTTTCCGAAGGGGCCTACCAGCTTGGATGCGTCCCGCGTCAGCGGTTCCCGAACCAGCAGCCTTGATGGCTGCGCTGGCGGGATCAACAGGCGAAGCCCCGGCGTAAGCAACTCTGCGCAAGAAACTGAGCCTGGAAGCCGGGGATTTGCCCCAAGAGTGAGCCTCGCGCAGCGAGACCGTCGGGGAGCAGCGCTCAACGCTCGTGCGCGTGGGTTTAGATATAGCGCCTAAAGGCGTGGGGGTGACATTTATTTCGTTAGTGCTGCTCGGTAGTTCCGTCCGGTAGGTCATCCATAGGGCATACACAGCGGCATCAGCTTCCTGGGCCTTGGAATACTGCACACTGCGACCGGTGGCCACGATCGAAACCAAGCCCCGATCCCGCAGCCAGCGAAGCGCTCTAGCCATCGAGCGGCGATCCCGGCCACTAATCGATGTCAGCGTCGCCCAGGTTGGCCTCGTGATCGCACGCCGCCAGCTCCGGACCCCGCTTATCAACCCCTTAGCTACCCGCACCACCGTGTCACAGAAATCAGCCCGCTTCGCATAAGCGAGTAACGCCGCACGGACTTCGTCCAGCCACCGACGGGGATGCTTCGCCAACTCGACAGCGTCATCTGGCATCGATGCCCCGATCCGTCTAATCGAGCATTCTTCATCCCGGCTCGGGCGTAAATCGAAAATATGGGATCCAGAATGCTGACCAGGCTGCACACAACCGCGCTGATGGCACTTATCCTTCTTCGCGGTCGAGGTCGAACCCTCACTGCATCCCCTCAGTGCATTAATCGGCGGCTCACTGTGTACACCGTCGAAAAGTGTGGCTTCACCCTGGTTTTGGACATGCGAAAGCGAGGGGTGCCAATTGCCCCGGTCAGGCTGAGAAGCGAGTACTGTGCCGGGCCTCACCCGTCCACGCGGTCAACCACCGCGCCGGTCTCGGCATCAGATGAACGCATTGCGTTAGCGTCGCAATGCGAGCATTGGCAGGTGCGGGCATGAGGCCAGCAAGCCCCGCAATAAGTGAAGCGCCGCATCGCCGGTTCCCCACACACCCGGCAATCACCAGTCAGCCGCCCGCTCATAATGCGGCCTGCTTCTTTAAGTCCGTGATCCGCCGATGTGCCAGGGCAATCTGATTCACCAGCGCCAACAGTTCCGCCCTGGTGTTCGTCTTACCGAATTGGCGAGGAATCGATAGCTGCAAATGCAACTGCTCCCGCCGAGCCTCTAAAGCCTTCAGATGCTCCTCAGCTTCACCAAGCCGCTCCAACACCCGGCGAAGCGCCGCAGACTCCCCGGTCCCATTTGGGCACGCCAATGGCCCCGCCTCGGCGGGGTAAAATTCAGCAACGCACGGAACAGGCCGCCGCGTCACCTAACCTGCAAGCTGCTGGCTTGCACAGACGAATGCGCCGGAGCGCAGTTAACTAAAGCCTTGACGTTGGCTGCCTCAACGTTGAGCGCAACCAG